TTAAGACTAACATCTGGTGAAGAACTATTATCAGATGTCGACCTAAATGGTATCGATACAGATACAGTAATTTTAAAAGATACTCTATGTCTAATACCGGCGGGTGAAGGCAAGATTGGATTTATGCCATTCATGCCATACACAAAAGCCAAAGATGGTTTAGAACTAGATATGAAACATATTATGTTTATGGTTGAACCAAACGATATGTTATTAGAACAACATAGGAATGCTACAAGTGAATTAGCAGTTCCACCAGAAAAGAAGATAGTGACGTCATGAGTAAGAACTGGGTAAAAGATATAAACGAAATGCAATACAAATATGGTGTGCATAAGTGGATACATGATAACAGAGAAAATACAGATAACCTAAAAAAGTATTTAGAGTTTAGAATTGATTTCTTACAAGAAGAATTGAGCGAAACGGAAGCAGCACTAGTCAATATGGATGCTGAAGAAATAGTAGATGGTCTTATTGATCTATGTGTTGTTGCGATTGGTACTCTTGATGCCTTTGGTGTTGACCCATATAAAGCATGGGACGAAGTATTAAAAGCAAATCTAGCAAAAGAAGTCGGTGTTAAACCATCAAGGCCTAATCCACTTGGATTGCCAGACTTAATTAAACCAGAAGATTGGGAGGGTCCAGACCACAGCGATAATCATGGTAAGCTTAACAATATTTGATAGTATATACGATAATAAAACCAACAAGAGAATGGATTATAATTCTTTTGATGAGTTTGAAGCAGTATTATATAAACTATCAGAATCAACTAAATATCCTACAAAGAAAGATGCACCTCTTATAAGTCCAGCAACTTATATACCTGATACAACTCGAGGCAATGATAATGTCGTTGGTTGGGGTATGTGGTGTGCTCTTGATATTGATGACTTTGAAGGTGACATAGAAGATATTAAAAAGACTTATGGTGAGTATCGATTTGTCTGTTACTCAACAGCATCTTCTACGAAAGATCAACCAAAATTTAGATTGGTCTTTCCATTAAGTAAAGATGTAGATAAAGAAAAGATCAAACACTTTTGGTTTGCATTAAATAAAGAAGTCGGTGATGTGGCCGATGCTCAAACAAAAGACTTATCAAGAATGTATTATGTACCTGCAAAATATAAAGATGCATTTAACTTTATCTTTTCACAAGATGGTAAAGTTATGGATCCAGATTATCTTATGGATAAACATCCTTATGTGGTACCAAACGAAAACTTCTTCGATAGATTACCAGAAGCAATTAAGAAAGGTTTGATCGAACATCGTAAAGGTAAACTAAACAATACAAATATTACTTGGACAAACTATAGTGATTGTCCTTTTGTAAATCAGAAACAAATAGACGAATATAAAACAATCAGTGGTACAGGTTGGTATGCAAAGATGTATCAGATCATGTGTACGATTGCAGGCAATGCAATGAATCGTGGTTATCCTATCACAGCAAAAGAGGTTGAATATCTTTGTCGTGAATTAGATGCTGATACAGGTAATTGGTATTTAAAAAGAGATATGTATAAAGAAGCAGAAAGAGCAATTGAGTTTATCTTTAGAAACAATATATGATTTATTATTTTGAATGGCAATTACAAGAAGCATACGACGATTATAAAAAAACATTACCTCAAGCATCTGAGCTTTTAGATATAGAAAGCTTTAGAAGAATTATATATGAACCTTTACTAACTGAGATGTATGAGGAAGAATGATAAATAGATACATGGGGCTGTAGCTCAGTTGGGAGAGCATCTGCTTTGCACGCAGAGGGTCGTAAGTTCGAATCTTATCAGCTCCACCAGATGGAGAAAAAAATGTACAGATATAAAGTAGAAGTCACAAGAGTCGTAGATGGTGATACAGTAGATGTAGACATTGATCTAGGTTTTGGAATGACTTATAAAAAACAAAGAGTCAGAATGATGGGTATTGATACTCCAGAATCTAGGACTCGTGATTTAGAAGAAAAGTTTTATGGTAAGCAATCAAAGGCAAACCTAATTAAAATATTAGATGGCAAAGAGGTTGAATTAGTATCACATGATAAAGGTAAGTTTGGCAGAATATTAGGCGAACTCTTTATCGGTGGAGCATCTTATAGTGTTAATCAACAACAGATAGATGAACACCATGCGGTACCTTACTTTGGACAATCTAAAGATGATACAGAACAAGGTCATCTTTGGAATAGAGCTGCACTAAATGAAAAAGGAATTATTTACGAAGCTAAATAAAACAGTTTACATTTACTTAAAAATGTGTTATAATAGAATATTATTATGGAGAGATTATGAAAGAATCATTGAGAGTATTACAAGAATGCGCAGAACTTCAAGCTAAGAAATCGCAAGACTATCAAAGTGACGAATCAACTGTCACTCAAGCCATGCACTATCGTAGAGGTGTAGATACCATACACGATATTATTCTTGGTAAAGTTGTTCGTGCAACATCATTATTAGAATCAGGCAATGAACCTAACTTTGAATCACTCGAAGATACCTATAAAGATTTAATTAATTATTCATCTTTTGCTGTATCTTATATTCGTGGTAAGATGGAAGGTCAAGACCCTAACAGAGATATGTTTAATAAGAAGGTGAAGAATGTATCAAGTGAATAATACAGCAGATATTGCTGAAGTATTTAAAAAACATCTAGCAGCAGAAAACTTTGTTACTGATAAAACTGGTCAAAAGACCATAGAAATTATTGGTGCATCTTTTGTTGCTGATCAGCCAGCAATCTTTGGTGAACCAAATGAAAAATATATTGAACATGAATTAATGTGGTATGATAAAAAGTCAACAAACATCTATGACATTTATGGTCATGAACAAGCACCAAAAGCCTGGATATATTCTGCAAACAAACATGGTGAAATCAATTCTAACTATGGCCATCTAATTTATTCTGGTAAATACTTTAGACAATACGATAAAGTATTAAAAGAATTACTTACAAATCCAGACTCAAGACGTGGCTCTATGATCTATCAAAGACCAAGTATATGGAAAGAATATAAAGAGAATGGCAAGAATGATTTTATTTGTACTAATGCTGTGACATATTATATTCGTGATAATATGCTTCATGCCACAGTTCAAATGAGAAGTAATGATGTTGTCTTTGGTTATAAGAATGATTATGCTTGGCAAAAGGTTGTACAAGAAAGATTATTAGAAGATTTATATTATAATGGTATTCATTTAGAATTAGGTTATTTGTATTGGCAAGTACAAAATCTACATGTGTATGAGAGGCACTTCGACCTTGTTAGATAAGTGGGACCAAAGATGGCTAGATATAGCAGGGCAAGTAAGTTCTTGGTCAAAAGACCCAAGTACTAAGATTGGTGCTATTGCTGTAAAAGATAAAAGACTTGTAGCCACAGGTTATAATGGTTTTCCAAGAGGAATAGAAGATACAGAAGATAGATGGAATAACCGAGAAGAAAAATATATGTATGTAATACATGCAGAAATGAATTGCATTTACAATGCTAACTATCATCACCAATCACTCAAAGGTGCTACAATGTATATCGTTGGTTTACCGGTTTGTCATGAATGTGCAAAGGGTATTATTCAAGCCGGTGTTTCAAGAGTGGTTGCAACATTTGCACCATTAGATAGTGTTCCTATGAAATGGTTAGAAAGTAATGCAATAACAGAAAAAATGTTTAAGGAGGCAGGAGTGATCTATGACAAAGTTTGATCCAAAAGAAATAGCAAATAGTAAAAGAATATTTAAATCAGCAACACCTAAATACGACATCAGTTGGTATATTAAATGGGTTGCATCAATATTTGTATTAGCAGCTATATCTGTAAGAGGTGTAGAAGGTTTACAATTTTATGATCTAGTCTTATCTATATTTGGTATAGCTGGTTGGTTAATCGTATCAGTATTATGGAAAGACAGAGCACTCATCATGTTGAATGGTGTAGGTCTTATGTTTTTACTTAGAAACTTATTTGTTTATCTAGCATGAAAAAAAGAGAAGAAGCCTTAGTCATTACGATGGAAGAATGTGGCGAGCTGATTCAAGCTTGTAGTAAAGTTATTCGAACTAAAGAAGATACTAAATATGTCAGAAATCTACAAGACGAGATTGGTGACGTTATGTGTATGATAGAAATTTTAAAGATGAGTGGCTTTGTAACAGATAAACAAATCGAAGATCGTATGGAAGTGAAAAAGAAAAAATTAATGAAGTGGAGTTTATTGTTTAGTGAAGATAGTAATACCAACATACGCTAGGCCTGATGGTCAATTAGATATTTTAGAAAATGGTTGGATACCAGAAAATTATTATCATAATGTTTATGTCTGCATTAGAAATAGTATGACAGAGTATGACAGATACCAACACCTAGAAAAGAAAGTCAATTTAGTTCCATTAGATTTACCAATGATTTCTGGCATACCAGAAAAGAGAGATGCAATATGTCGTCATTTTGCTGGTGAAAAAATATGGATGTGTGATGATGATATAAAAATTGTATCAACTTATTTAAGAGACGACAAAGGTTATATTATAAAAGATAAAACATTAAGCGAAAAATCTTTTTATGAATTAATTAGTATGGCCACAGGGTTATTAGAAGAAATGCCATTTGGTGTAGTTAATACTGGATTCTTTCCACACGATAAAAAGAAACATCCCATAGCATTGAATCGTTGGGGTGCATTTAATTCTTTTATAAATCTAGGTAAGCTTACAGCTGATGATCTAGGTTATACAAGAGTCAAATATTATGAAGATATAGCTGCCTGGTTAAGTGCTATAGATAAAGGGTATAACAATTTTTCTTTATTTAAATGGTTATTAATTATTGGTAAAGAAAAAGCTGGTGGTAATGTGGCAGCAAGAAACGAAGAGACAATGGAAGAAGCATCTAAGGTATTACATTCATTATATCCAGATCACATTAAGTTACAAGATAAAGCAAGAGATAAGAAAAATAACAGAAGGGTTTATTTAAAAGTTATGCCAAAAGGTGTACCAAAAAATTTGGTTGACATTGACAAATAAACGTGTTATAATATACAATTATGGTTGGTAAAAAAATTGCAATAGTTTTCGGCAAGGGTCTAGACGGCTGTGGTGTCGAAAAGTTTGGTTATGAATGGCAAAGATATGATCCAGAAAATATCGATGTCTTTGCATTAAAAGAAAGAGCCTTCAATCGTGGAGGTACTCACATATCTGATTATATAGAATTTAAACCAGATGAAATGTCAACCATTGCAGAAAGATTAAACAAGGATTATGATATTGTTATAATCAATTCATATCCAAGTCCAATGCATAGTCAAAAGACAGTCACAAGTTTTTATCGTGATCTAATATTAAAAATAGAAAAACCAATATTAGTAAGTATGATGCATGAGATTATACAATCCAACTATGATCGTATTCCATTACAGGTTGCGATCTCAAATGCAGCAGATGTGGTATTTAATTTTTCTACACATACAAATTATGCAAAAGATATGGCAAGAATACTTACCAATAAAAAATTAGGTGAGAGAATTGCTAGAATGAAATTACCATTGACACTAGATGATTTTCAAAAGTGGAGAATTACTCACGATCAAAAGAAAAGAAGATGTATCTATGCTGGTCGTTGGTCATCTATGAAACAACCAAACGTTATAATAGAACTATGGGAAAGAGATAAAGACTTTCATTATGCATTACATGGTATAGAAAAATCTATTGGTGCTAAGTATGATGTCATTGACCCTTGTGATTATTTTAGAAAGTATACAGGTACATATAATTATGACTCAGAAAGATGTGAGTGCTTTGGTGAGTTTGATTACAACCAAGGCATGACATTAATATCAGAATCTATGTTTGGTTATAGTGGATTTCATCTTCCAAAGATGCCACATAATTATGGAGACAGGTTTGAATATGCTCAAATGGAAATAATTGCTTGTGGTACAGTTCCGATATTTGATATGCATTATGGAAATCATAACAGAGCTGTAGATGGTAGTCTCTTTGCAGATCACCCTATTGCTATATGGAATGACAGAACTAATTTAGATATGACAATTGATTTGATACACACAATAGCAGACGACCATACAACATACTATCAATATAACGAAGATGGTTTAGAATTTTTACATCAAGAAGCTGAGTCAAGTGTGGTTATACCTCACATGATAAGACATATCTGTATTATGGGTAAACAAGAAGATAAGTGGAATACACAGGACTTATTGAGAGAAGTTTATAAGACTGAAGAAGTATATGATGAATTTAATTATTTACTAGATAATAAGATCACAGCTCTTGGTGTAAAAGAAATTGATAATGGTGATCTAAGTTATTTTGAAAAGAAGGCAAGATTAGTACATAAGAATGTGAGTGAATTAAATACTCAATCATTGGAGGATTTCTTTGGATAGACCAAGTATAGTAATCGATATAGACGATACAATCTTATTTACGAATCATCAATACAAAGATGCGAAACGTAAGTATGGTGAGGCAAAACCAAATAAGGTTGTAATTGATGGTATGAAAAAACTTCATGACCAAGGTTATAAAATTATATTACATACAGCCAGAAGAATGTTAACCTTTAATGGTGACATAGATAAGATTATAGCAGATGTCGGATTAATAACACATAAGTGGTTAAGTCAACATGACGTGCCCTACGACGAATTAATATGGGGTAAGCCATATAGTTCAACCTATTATGTAGACGACAAGGCGATGAATTTACAGGAGTTTAAAGAATGGACAAATTCAATTTAATAATACCAGCTGCTGGAGCAGCCACACGTTTAAGACCTCTATCGTCTAACACGTCGAAAGTGATGGTACGTGTAAATGGTAAACCTTGCCTAGACTATATTATAGAGGCAGTCAATGGAGCCGTTGACGAAATAGTCGTGGTTGATGGCCAATTCACAGACATCAGAGAATACTGTAAAGTGAAACATCCGAAGGTAAGGTTTGCTAATCAACCATCTTTTGATGGTCCTAGAGATGCAATAAAAATTGGAATGGAAGCTTTAAAAAATAGTGGAAATCCAGTTGTTGTGTGGTTAGGTGATGCGATCATTTTAGAAAAAGGTATGCCATTAGGTCATGACTTCTTATTAACAAAAAGAGTTCAAGATCAGTCAGCTTGGTGTATGTGGGATGGTCGAAACTATTATAATAAACCTAAACAACCAATAGAAAATTGTAATGCTTTAGTTGGTTTGTATTCTTTTAGTGATGGTGTTGCAGCTTTAAATGCTTTCAATAATACAGATGGATATGATATATCAGATGCTCTCATTGAATATGTTATGGATAAAGATACAACATTTGCAGAATATATTACTGATCAGTGGTACGATATAGGTGACCTTCCAACATATTATAAAACCTGTGCAGCCTTGTTAAACACAAAAGCTCGTGCATTTAATAATTTACATTTTGATTCAGATTTAGGAACAATCAGAAAGCAACCAGACTATCACGATAAAAGCTCATTAGATATTTTAAGACATGAAAAAGAATGGTACGATGAGTTGACACCAGAACAATCTATGTTTACTCCTAGAATATTACCACACCCTGTTGATTTAATTATGTCATATGAGAGTGGAACCTTACTAAGTGATTTAATGTTATATGATAATATACCAGATAGTCATTGGGATTATATACTAGACAGAGTGTTTAATATTAAATTAAAGTATTTTAATAATAGAGTTACTGATATGAATTATATAAAACAATTCAGTGAAATATCAGAAAAGATGTGGATTCAAAAAGCTATGGATAGACTAAATGAAATGAAAACTCAGATTAAAACTCCATTATTAGAATACGCAAGAGAGATACACGAAAGTACATCACCAATATTTGGTATGCATGGTGATTTACATTTTGGTAATATTTTATATAATCAACAAACAGATCAATTCAAACTATTGGATCCAAGAGGAGACTATGGTGGAATGGGTGGTACAGCCGGCGATGATATTTATGATTGGGCAAAACTTGCACATGATTGTGTGTATGGTTATAATGCTATAGTTGCTGATGTACCACAAAACGAATATGTGAAAGAAGCATTTATTCGTAAATTAGATGAATACAATTTGCCTAAAGATATAATATTAAAAGGTGGATTATTATTACTTGCTACTTGTATACCATTACATTATGATGATAAAGATAGGCAAGAGAGAATGTTAAAGAGGGTAATCAATGAATTATAGTTCTATTATACCACTGATAGGTGGAGAGAGTATCGCGGTAATGAATAAACTTAATGGTCAATTGCCAGAAGAAGTTTTATCATATACAGGTTTTGCAGATAACGATAGTCATTATATTAATTATTTAAGAGAAAAGAAAAATTGGAAAGGCGAATATGTTTTCCTAGATGAAAAGACAAACCATAAACCAAAGAAAGTCGATGTGGTAAATACAGTTTGTCCTTGTGCAGGTCTTTCATCATTATCACAACACAATGTTCGTAATGAAGGTCACAATGATTGGATGTACGAATCATCACATTATGTTTTAGGAAAGATACAACCAAAAGTATTCTGGGGTGAGAATGCACCAAGACTTGCAATGGAACCCGGTAAAGAAGTCGTAGAGAAACTAAGAGAAATCGGTAAACAATATGGATATACTTTTAGTGTCTACAAAACAAAATCCTTAGTACAAGGTTATAGTCAAATAAGAGATCGTACATTTTATTTCTTTTGGAAAGGTGATAAGGTACCTCTATTAGATTATATACATAGACCACATCAAAAGATAGAGGACCTATTGAAATCTGTAAAGAATGTTAAAGGTGACCCTATGAGTGAAGTACCTAACCAGAAGAAACCATCAGACGATCCTGTCTATAAGTATTTCTTAGAGAAAACTGGCATGACACATGCTGAGTTTGTCGAAGCTTTACCACAACCGAATATGAATTTATATGACTATATGGATTATATTGGTAATGAAACCAAAGGTGGTAGTGGCAAGACTTATTCTGGTTGGTACGAAGTATTAGAACATGTAAGCAAGAACGAAGATGAACTCTCTGGCAGATGGGCAAAGAGTTTACAGAGAATGATCGATAAGCAAAAGGCAGGTGGTAGTGTAATGCGTAAGAGTACACAATTTCCTAAAGACTTTATTGGAGCCTTTGTTGGTCATTATCCATCTATGCTTACACATCCCACAGAAGATAGATTTTTAAGTTATAGAGAAATGCTATCTATTATGTACTTACCAGAGGATTTTGAATTATTGAATCCGAAGAAGTTTACAAACCATATATGTCAAAACGTACCTGTAAAAACAGCCGAAGACATGATGGAACAGGTCATAAAGTTCTGTGAGAATAGGCTGGATTTAATTGATACTGATTATATTCTACAAGATAACAAAAGAAAAGTACACGAATATGCACAAAACAGTTTACAATTAGACCAGTTTATGATATAATGACCATATTAAATATAAATAATAAAGGAGTGATATTATGCCAAGTGTTGATTTAAGACCGAGAAAAAGACATCCAAAAGACAAACGTCCAGCCAGACCGATGCCTTTTGATGTTGCATTGAGAAAATTTAAGAAAGCCTGTGATAAAGCAGGTATAGTGCAAGAGGTTCGTAAAAGAGAATTCTACGAGAAACCTACAGCAAAAAGAAAACGTAAAAAGGCTGAAGCAAGAGCAAGACATCTAAAGGCTCTTAGAATCGAAAGAGCTTCAGGCTTTCCAGAGAGGAGGACCAGATAATGTCTATAATGGATAAATTGAAAAAGAATAGTAAGATCAAGACAACCGATGTGTTAGCTGATTCTATACTATTTAGTGAGAAAGATGTAGTTAGGACCGAGGTGCCAATGGTAAACGTTGCACTCTCTGGTGATTTAGATGGTGGCCTAAGTTCAGGTTTGACTGTACTTGCAGGTCCATCAAAGCATTTTAAAACTTCATTCGCATTGCTCATGGGTGCAGCATATATGAATGAACACAAAGATGCAGTAATGTTATTTTACGATTCAGAGTTTGGTTCACCCCAAAATTATTTTGAATCGTTTGGTATTGATACCTCAAGAGTATTACATACACCTATAACAGATGTAGAACAACTTAAATTTGATTTAGTAAACCAATTAGACAATATTGAAAGAGACGATAAAGTTATTATTGTAATTGATTCTATTGGTAACTTAGCATCCAAAAAAGAATTAGAAGATGCACTGAATGAGAAATCAGTGGCAGATATGTCAAGAGCCAAAGCATTGAAGGGACTGTTCCGAATGGTCACTCCTTATCTCACAATGAAGAACGTCCCTTTACTTGCTGTTAATCATACATATCAAGAAATAGGATTATTTCCTAAGGCTGTTGTATCAGGTGGTACTGGTATTTATTATTCTGCAGATAACATTTGGATTATCGGCAGACAACAAGATAAAAGAGGTACTGAGGTACAAGGCTATCATTTCGTGATTAATGTTGAAAAGTCAAGATTCGTAAAAGAGAAATCTAAAGTACCGATCAGCGTATCATGGGAAGGTGGTATACAAACATATAGTGGATTATTAACTGTAGCACTGGCGGGTGGATATGTCACTAAACCGACAGTAGGTTGGTACGCTAGAGTTGATAAAGAAACTGGAGAAATTATCGATCCTAAAGTTAGAGAAAAAGATACTTTAAATAAAAAGTTCTGGGATCCTATTTTTAAAGAAACTGATTTCAAAGAGTTCGTGAAATCTTATTATTCTATTGGTCATAAACCATTGCTTGACATTGATTTAGACATACCAATGGAGGAATAAAATGGCAAGGATATGGAAAATGTTTCATAAGTTTATGAAATCTGGAAGAATAAATAAAGTAGTAAGAATGATAGAAAAAGCATGATACAAGAAACAGATTATACATTCGTAGAAAATCCATCACATCCATTACATGGAGTTAAGTATTTAACAGGTGACTATAAAGATGTGACGGTAATTTATGGAACAGTTAAAATCAAAGAAAGCCCTGAGCTCGATATGGCGAGCTTGGGGTTTACCTTTCAAATAATAGACCCCGCAGATTGGACAGTAGATGAGCTAAACGAGAGTGAAAGTTTTAAAGATTATATGGGTGCAGTATTACAACATATAATTGAAAATAATTTAGAGGATATGAAAATTGGAACAGCTACAAACACACATACTGAGTCACCTTCTTAATAACGAAGAATATTGCAGAAGAGTTATTCCTTTCGTAAAGAAAGAATATTTTGAAGGCTCACATAAAACAGTTTTTGATCTAATCGTTTCTTTTGTTAGTCAACACAATAAACTACCAACAGGAAAAGTATTAGAATTAGAACTTAGAAAGATCAATGCACATGAAGATGTATTGAATCAAGCCTCTGTATTGATTACAGAGATCACAAATAAATCAGATGTTGATACAGAATATCTAATACAAGAATCAGAAAAGTGGTGTAAAGAAAGAGCAGTGTATAATGCTATCATGGAGTCTATACAGATTATTGATGGCAAAGATACAAAGAGAAGTGAAGGTGCTATACCTGAAATACTATCTGATGCTCTAGGTACATCATTTGACCAAGAGATAGGTCACGACTATATTGATAACTCAGAAGATAGATTTGATTTCTATAATACAAAAGAAGATCGTATACCATTTGATCTTGATTACTTTAATAAAATTACAAAAGGTGGATTACCAAACAAAACATTAAATATTGCTCTTGCCGGGACGGGTGTTGGTAAATCTTTGTTTATGTGTCATTGTGCCGCATCAGTCCTGGAACAAGGCAAGAACGTTTTATATATTACAATGGAAATGGCTGAAGAAAGAATTGCAGAAAGAATAGATGCGAATCTTATGAATCTTCCAATCGAAAGATTAGGGTCATTACCTAAAAATGTATTTAACGATAAGATACAAAAAATTGCAAAAGCATCTATTGGTAAACTAATAGTAAAAGAATATCCAACAGGTGCTGCACATACTGGTCACTTCAGAGCTTTATTAAATGAATTAAAACTCAAGAAGAATTTTAAACCAGATATAATTTATATAGATTATTTAAATATTTGTTCTTCCAGCCGTATGCGTGGATTAGGTGGAAGTATAAATAGTTATTCGTATATCAAAGCTATCGCTGAAGAACTCAGAGGATTAGCTGTGGAATTCAATGTTCCGATAGTGTCGGCAACACAGACGACGAGGTCTGGGTATAGTAATACTGACGTTGGCCTAGAAGATACATCTGAATCATTTGGTTTACCAGCAACTGCTGACTTGATGTTTGCTATTATTAGTACAGAAGAGTTAGAAGAATTAGGACAGTTGTTAGTAAAACAATTGAAAAACCGATATAACGATCCAACTAAATATCGCAGATTTGTGGTAGGAGTGGATCGATCTCGTATGAAGCTTTATGATGTGGAAGAGTCGGCTCAGTCTGATATAATGTCAGATATGATTCCCGACAAACCAATAAATAAATTTGGAGAAAGAGAACAACCAGACTCTTTCACAGATTTTAAAGTATAATAAAATAAGGGAGAAAAACTTATGGATATGATTAAGAATTGGGTCCTAGCAAGATGGTCAGAAAGAACCACTTGGGACGGCGGTGTAATCATCGGCGTCAGCTTATCTTACTTACTCTTAGGTGGGTTAGTAGATTGGCTAGCATGGATAGCCCTAGCTTATGGTGTATACACACTAGTAAAAGCAGAATTATAACATAATCACGGGGAGCGTTCAGCTCCCCACTTTTAATTGTGACAATTGTGTGACAATTTCAAAAAACCGTTGACATTTTCCTTAAAACCTGATACTATAGACATATAAAGTTAAATAAGGAGTAAAAAATGAGTAATTTTGTAAATGACCAAATCCTCGAGCAGATAGCTGAAGAGGTCGCTGAAATGTCAGGAATGGCAGTAGTGAACGAAGTAATGGATAGACCAGAAGGCTCACCTTCACCGGCATCCGATTCATGGGACGAGTTTTTCGCCTTCGCAGATATGGACAAACTAAGAAATGACTTAGTCATGAAAAGGTTTGAGGAGATGTCAGAATGACTTGGAAGATATTAGCAGAACAATCTATTGTCGACGGTAAGCA